TCAGGACATGTGCCTGACGATTGCGCCGGTGCCGTCGCACGCGTCGCAGCGGATCAGGGTTTTGCGCGTGATCTGGCGATAGCCGCCGAACCAGCCCGCGACCCACAGCAGGCGGCTGACATAATATTGGCGCTGCCCGGCGCAAACCGGGCAGGTTGCGATCTCAGTGCGGCATGGTGTCACGGTGGCATGACCCTGGCCACGGGGATTTTGATGATTTTGAACGGATAGGTTGGAACCATTCGAGACGCTCCGGTTGGGGCGTTGAGAGGGCGGGGCGGCGCCATGCGCGGGCGCGTTATTCGGTCAGCCGCCGGTCGCGCAGGAAATCCGCCCGCGTGGCCGCAAGGTCGCGTGCCGCCGCGGTGAAACATTTCGGCTCGCCGATCGCCTCGAGCTCCGCTTTCGCCCGGCGCAGCACCATCGCGATGCGGGCGTTGTGGGCGAGGATGGCGGCGAAACGCGCGCTCATGGCATGCGCGCGGGCATGTTGTTTGTAAAACACGACATTCTGTCAGGGGCGGGCAGGGGGCTGCCGGCGCCGCCCACCGAGTTCGTTATTATTGTCCTGCAAGAGGTTTAAATGGCTGACCGGCATGGTTGCGCTCCGCGAAGATCCGTCTGAGTGAACTGTATCAATAAAAAATATTTGACGTCAAGAAAAAATAATTGATTGACCATCAAAATAATTAACGTTAAATGTCTACACCGGAGAGTTGTCAAAGTGAAAATTCAACGAAAGGTTGCTTTCTGTGGCAAAAAAATATCAAAAAATCGTTGAAGAATTATTCGGCTTATCCGAAACCTTGGAAATTTTCGGCAATGCCGCGATCTCCGGCGTGGCCCCGGCCGCCGCGACCTCGCTTCTGGTGGTCAGCAGGAGACTTGGAAACATTGCGCAAAATATCAGCAGAGATCTCGATGACGTCGCTAAGATAGTTTCAAATGCTGGTGAATCCACTGCGGCAGGCCTGACGGATCGCCGCAATATATCCAGTCCAGAGTGACTCCGTATAAACGGCGCAACTGGCACATCGCATATTGATCGGGGTAATTCTTTCCCATTTTCCAGTTGTTGAAGACGGCGTCGGACACGCCCAGCGTTTCCGCGAGCTTCTTGTTGTTCAGGCCGCGTTCGCGTTCCAGAATATCGGCGATTTGTGCGAGGTTTTCGCAGGACATTTTGCGGTGCTGCAACTTGTTCATGTAAATCTCTCCTTTGTCTCGTTTGATGCCCGCGGTCTGGTTGCGGAAAGATCGTGTTTGTATCTTTAATGCATTTTTTTTCTTGATTCAATCAAGAAAAAAATCTTTATTATGGCCTGTTGCGCAAAAGGAGCGTGGCTCATGGCAAAAGCCTTCCCGCGGCGCCGCGATTTCAGCTGTTCTGACGTGGCGTCAATAATTGCCCAAATTGTGCCGGGCAGGCCGGGCCTGCCGGCCGGGGGCGGCGCGGGGCTTTTCGTCGCGCCTGCGGCGATATCCGTGCGGAGCATTCTCAACATTCCCGACATGCCGTTCGAGGCCGGCCCGCGGCCGCGGACCTGCCAGTGGGTGACCAGCGATGGCGCGCCGTGGACATTCTGCGATGCGCCCGTGGCACATGCCGGCAGTTCATTCTGCGCGCCCCATCACGCGCGCGCCTGGTACGTGCCGCCTAAAGCGTCAGGCGACCGGCCGCAGGGCGGCACGGACTGACAAGCAGGGGACGCAAGAAGGGGAAAATTCATGTCTGGCTTTGTCAACAAGGCGATGATCGTCGGGCGCCTCGGCAAGGACCCGCATATCCGCAACACGCACCGCAGCGGTATCAAAATTGTGACGCTGACCGTCGCCACATGCGAACATTGGACGGACGCGTCGACCGGCATGCGGCGGGAGCATGTCGAGTGGCACCGCGTGGTGATCATGAATGAGGCGCTGGGCGACGTCGCGGAAAAATTTTTGCGCAAGGGCGCGAAGATTTACGCCGAGGGCAAGCTGATGACGCGCCGCTGGGTCGATCAGGACGGCGCCGCCCGTGCCACCACCGAAATCAATCTCGGCCGGTATCATGGCACGCTCACGCTGCTCGATGCGCAAGAGGAGGACGGGCCATGGCCCTGCATCTGACCGCCGATTATATCGGCCGCCGAATCGAGCATGCCGGCGCGGTGATGCGCTGTCTGCACGTGAAGCATCCGAGTACATTATTGGCGCAGGGGCGCGTTCTGATGACCCGCGAAACGCTGGAAGGGGATGTGCCGCGCGGCGATCAGCTTGCCTATCCGGTGCCGAGCGCGCGCGACGTGTCGCTGATGGATGAGGCACTGTCCTGGATTTTGCTGATTCCCAACGAGACGAAGCGGCGCGTGGTGTCGCTGCGCTCGCAATATCACCCGCTTCGCGAGCGCCATGTGATGAGCTGGCGTGCCTGCGGGGCGACCTTGCGGGTCTCGGATAAAAGCGCGCAACGCTGGCACGCCGAGGCGCTGGCGTTTTTGCAAGCGGCGTTGGCCGGCTGGGAGGTTAAAAATCCCGCGGGTTGCCGGGTGCTGGCGGGGCATATTAGCCTGCTGTGGCTGGAGGCGCGGTGATCAAGAAAAATTTTGTGAGTTTTTGATGGATATCACGAAATCGTGATAATTTTTATGTCGCAAAAGTCGCGGTATTAGGCTAGAAAATGGTTATTCTGGATTTTTTCGCGACGGCGTGATCAATAAAAAATAATTTATTTTTTGGCCACGCAAATGGCCTGTGGCCCGAGGCGGCGGCCGGGGCGGACCATGTCACCACATTTGAAAGGCGCAGGCGTCACGCTCCATGCCGTTACCACGATCCGCCAGGGGCGCGCCGTTGGGCCGCGCGGGGACGCCGATGCGCCGGGTGACGGACATGCCGGATGACGCGCGGAACGCCGTGCCGGCGCGGGCCGGGCGGCCGGAATGGCTCGGGTTGTTGGCGCAGGTGGCGCCGGACGTCGCCCGGCTGCTGGCCCCGCCAGCGCCGCCGGCGCTGGACCCGCAAAAGACGCTGCGCGAGCGCCGCACCGAGGACCTGATCGCACTGCTCGATGACGGATGGTTTTTGGCCGACATTGCCCGCTTGTGGGGCTGTGGTAGGAGCGGGCTGAACGCCTGGATTGCCCGGGACAATGAACGCGCCGCGCGGGCCAGGCTCTCGCGCAAGCAGGTTTCCGACCTTTGGGCGAAAGCGGGCATGCAAATGCTGGTGTGGGCGGCATCGGATAAGAATGAGCTGAAGCGCGCCACGGAGATTGCCAATTACTGCAAATGGATGGCGAGCAAGTTCGACCCTGATTCCTACGGCGCGCGGGTGGCGGTGCAGAACGAAGACGAGCGCACGGCCCGCGAACTGACCACGGCGGAGCTGATGATTATCGCCAATGGCGGATCGCTGAAGGCAAAGGCGTGAAGGAAAGCACTACTTTTTGTGAACAAAAAGTAGCAAAAAAACTTTGTTAACTTTGGGCCCGTGCGGGTTCAACGCCTCAGGCCCAGCATAACAAAAGTTTTTGGTGCCGCTTTTTTCAAAAAGCGGCTGCTTACTTAAAAACCAACGCGGGGATTCGTTTTGACAGTGTCTCGCGAGGAAGCGGCGCGCCTGGTGTTGGAGCGCAAGGCCGCCGGGGAGACGTTTGAAGCCTATTGCCGGGCGGTTTTGAGAGGATTGGGGCAGGCGCCGGCGGCGCATCATGTGCGGCTGATCGCAGCGCTGGACGATGTGGTGACGGGACGGGCTGACCGCCTGTTGGTGACGATGCCGCCCGGGTCTGCGAAGTCCACTTATGGCTCGGTGCTGCTGCCTGGCTATTTTTTCATGAAGCGGCCCGGCGCGATGATGATCGGGGCTTCGCATACGGCCTCGCTGGCGGAATTGTTCTCGCGACGCGTGATGGCGACGATCCGCGAGCAGCGGCTTATGTTAGGCTATGGCCTACGCAGCGAGGCGGCCGCGGGATGGTTGACCACCAATGGGTGCGAATATCTGGCGGCCGGTGTGCGTGGCCCGATCATGGGGCGGCGTGCCGACCTCGCGGTGATCGACGACCCGGTGAAGTCGGCCGAGGAAGCTGAGAGTCTCCTCATCCGGAACAAGGTGTGGGATTGGTATTGGTTCGACCTGCTCACACGCTTGCGGCCGGGTGGACGCGTGGTGCTGATCATGACGCGCTGGCATGAGGATGACCTCGCCGGGCGGCTGCTGGCGCAGGAAGCCGGCTGGAAAATGCTGCGCATTCCGGCGGAGGCTGAGGAGAACGATCCGATCGGGCGCGCGCCGGGAGAGTTTCTATGGGGCGACCAGGCAGGATTTGATTACGCTGGCGATTTGCGGCGCAAGAAGGCGGCTTATGCGGCGGCAGGGCAGATGCAAGTGTGGCACGCGCTGTTCCAGGGCGCGCCGCGGGCGCCGGATGGTAATCTGTTCAAGATCGCGGCCATCACCAGCATCGCCGCGTGCCCCGCGGGGTATCGCTGGGTGCGCGCCTGGGATTTGGCGGCGACCGCCAAAGGCGGGGACTATACGGTGGGCGCGTTGCTGGGGCGCGGGCCCGATGGAAGATTTTGCATCGGCGACATCGTGCGTTTGCAGGGCGGGCCGGAAGAGGTGGAGCGTGTGCTGTTGGCTACGGCCTCACGCGATCGCGCGGAGCTTGGCAGCGTGACGATTTCGTTGCCGCAGGATCCCGGCCAGGCCGGGAAGACGCAGGTGGCTTATCTGACGCGCCTGCTGGCGGGTTCGCATGTCGTGTCGTCGCCCGAAACCGGTGACAAAACGCAGCGCGCCGTGCCGCTGGCAAGCCAGGTGAATGCCGGAAATGTTTCGATGGCGGCGGCGCCGTGGAATCGCGTGCTGCTGGATGAGCTGAGCGGCTTTCCCACCGCCAAACATGATGACAGCGTAGACGCGCTGAGCCGTGCTGCCGCCGAGCTGGTGGCGCCACCGACGGCGATCAGGCGCGTGCCGACATCGTATATGATGAGGTGAGTCTTGGACGTACTTTCTCTCCGCGCCGGGATGAACCTGGCTGATTCCGATTATCCGGCCCGTGTGGAACGCCTGACCTTCCTCGCACGCGTGCGCGACGGCCGGCAATATGACCACATCGCCATTCCGTTTTCCTGCGAGCGCGCGCCGGATGGCGCCTATATCAAGCTGTGCGACCGGCGCCCGAGTGTGCGAACCGGGCTGTGCCGCACGGTGGTGGATGATTCCGTGTCGCTGCTGTTCAGCGAGGCGCGCTTTCCGGCGGTTCATTCAAGGAATGAGAGGCTGCGCCGTACGGCGCAGGCCTTGGTGATTGAAAGCGCGCTTTGCGAGCTGATGAATGACGCGGCAATGAAGGGCAGCGTGGGATCGGTCGCGGTCTTGATGCGCGTGCTGGGCGGGCGCGTGTTTTTCGAGGCCATGGACAGCGTCTATTTGACGCCGACCTGGAACCCGCAAGTGCCGGATGCGCTGCTGCGTGTGGTCGAACGCTACAAGGTGAAGGGGGACGATCTTGCGGCGCTCGGCTACGACGTTGACGAGGCCGAAAACTATTGGTTTCAGCGCATATGGGACGCCAGCGCGGAAATGTGGTTTGCGCCACTCTCTCTGGCCGATGCGGCCAACGGGAAGCAAGCAATACTGGATGCCAGCCGGACGGTGACGCACGGGCTGGGCTTCGTGCCGATGGTGTGGATTCGTAATCTACCCGGCGGTGACAAGATCGACGGCGTTTGCACGTTCGAGGCCGCGATCTCCACCGTGATGGAGATGGACTATCAATTTTCCCAGGCGGGCAGGGGGCTGAAATATGCTGCCGATCCGACGCTGCTGATTAAAGAGCCGGCGGCGGCGGAAGGCGATACCATGATCCGTTCGGTTTCCGAGGCCCTCGTGGTTTCAGAGAAGGGCGATGCCAAGCTGCTGGAAATCAACGGAACGGCGGCCGCCGCGGTGATCGAATATGTGCGCCAGTGCCGGGAAATCGCGCTGGAATCCATCCATGGCAACCGCACGAACGTGGATAAGCTGAACGGTGCGCAATCGGGCCGCGCGTTGGAGATGATGAATCAAGGGCTGATCTGGCTGGCTGATAAATTGCGCATCAGTTACGGCCAGCGCGGCTTTTTGTGCCTGGTGAAAATGGTGTTTGCGGCGGCGCGGCAGCGTGAGGTCAGGGTTGCCGGCGTGCCGTTGGCTGCATTCGATACGTCCGATTTGTCGCTGATCTGGCCGCGCTATTATCCGCCGACCTACAACGAAAAATTTCAGGAGGCACAGGCTTACCGCACGTTGTTCGATGGTGGCCTGATCTCGCGGCAGCGCGCCGTGGCGAAAATGGCGTCCGACAATGATGTGGAAGACGTGGCCGAAGAAGAAAAACTGATCGATGTCGATATCGCGGCCCGCGTGGCACGCGAGAAGGAGCAGGCCGCGCAGGTGGAGGCGCGGGAGGCGGGGTAAGTAAGAGGCCGCTTTTTGAAAAAAGCGGCGCAAAAACTTTTGTTAATTTTGGCCTGTGGCACTGAAATGGCACGGGCTACTGTCATTTTTGCAGGGGAATTCCATGGCTGAAGAGGACCAGAAAACGGGTGCCGGGTTGGCGCCGGGGCGGACCGAACTTGGAGATCTGGCTGCGAAGCTGGCTGTGAGCGCGGATGCCGAGACCAAGGCGTTTCTTGCGTCCGTGCTGAAAGCCTCCGAGGCACAGGCGGCCGATCTTGCCGCTGTTCGGAAAAGCCTGGAAGCCAGCGAAGCCGAACGCAAGAGTGCCGAGAGGCAAGCGCGCGACAAAATCCTGCAGTCCGACCTGCGTGCGGCGGCGAAAGACGCCGGCGCGATGAATGCCGCCGATGTTCTGGCGTTCGTGGATGTTGCGCAAGTGGCGTTTGGCGCCGACGGCGCGCCCACCAACCTCGCCGATCTGGTCAAGGGCGTGAGAGACGCCAAGCCTTATCTGTTCGGTGCGGCCAACACTTCCGCGACCCACACGCCGCCCCCGGCGAAGACCGCAGAGGCCAGGCACGCAAGCGAGTTGAAGCCGGCGGAGTATAATGCGCGGCTGCGCGAGTTGGGCGTCGACGCCAGCAAGATCCGCCGGCGTTGAAGACAGAAAAGGAAGGCTACTTTTTGTGAACAAAAAGTAGCAAAAAAACTTTGTTAACTTTGGCCCGTGCGGTTTCACCGCCACCGGCCCAGCGTAAATAAAAGTTTTTGCGCCGCTTTTTTCAAAAAGCGGCCTCTTCCTCACTTTGAGCAAAGAAAAGGAAGCCACATGGGTATTCAGAATTTTCCCGTTTCATTACAGCCGATTATCCAGCAGGGATTTCTCGAACGCGAGTTCGAACAGGCGCTGCGCTCGCAGCTTGCCTATCGCGAAGTTGCGGATCGTGAGGATATTGCGGTGGGTATCGGTGAGACCATCACCAAGACCCGCGCAGGCCTCATGCCGAGCGTGACCACGCCGCTCGCGTCTGCCACCAATACCAATCTGGATAACGGCCTGACCACCGGCAATTGGTCGGTTGAGCAATATACGCTCAGCATGAATTTCTATGCGGCCACCATCGATCTCAACATGGTGACCAGCCGCGTGGGTATCGCCAACCAGTTTCTGCAAAATGCCTATGCGAATGGCGAGCAGGCCAAACGCTCGCTGGATGAGCTGGCTCGTAACGCGCTGTTCGCCTCTTATTTCAACGGAAATACCCGCGTGCGCACCACGCTGGGCAGCGCCGGGCCGACGATTGCCGTGGACGATATTCGCGGCTTTACGCAGGCGCCGAGCGTGGCCGGCTTTACCTCCGCCGCTGCGGCCATTGCCGCCGGCGTGCAGCCGACCTGGGCGGCGATTTCAGGCAGCAACACGATCAGCGTGGTGATCGGCAGCGACACTTACACGCTGATCGGCGCGACCGCGGACGCGGCCAACGTGTCCAGTACGCCGAACGGCGTGTCCGGTACGCTGACGTTCTCGGGCAACGTCTCCGTGGCGGATGGCACCGCCGGTAATACGGTGATCGCGGCGAACGCTTCCGCCGTTAAGCGCCCGAGCGGGCGCAGCAATACCAGCCTGCTGCAGGCCACCGATACGCTCACCATGAGCGTGTTGCTCGACGGCGTGGCGGCGATGCGCGCCAATGCGGTGCCGGGCGTCGGCGGAGGGCCGATGTATAATTGCTATCTGGACCCGGTTTCCTCCCGCCAGCTGTTCGCCGACCCGGATTTCAAGCAGCTGTTCCAGGGCGTAGGCCTGACCACGGAATTTGCCGCGGGCACGCTGGGGTCGCCGTTCCTGGGCTTGCGCTTCCGCCCGACCACCGAGGCTTATGTGCAGCCGCATCCCAGCCTTTCCAACCTGTATGTGCGCCGGCCGATTATTTGCGGCCAGGGGGCGCTGATCGAGGGGGATTTTGCCGGCATGGCCGCCTCCGAGGTGGCGCCGAAGGATTCCATCGTCAGCATCGTTGACGGCGTAGCCATGGTTACCCGTGAGCCGATCGACCGCCTGCAGCAGATCATTGCGCAGAGCTGGTACTGGATCGGCGGTTTCTGCACGCCCTCTGATGTGACCACGACGCCGACCACCGTGCCGACCGCGACGAGCGCTTTGTACAAGCGCGCGGTCATGATCGAGCATATCGGCTGATGGCGCGGAAAAGCCGGGCGCCTGACCCAGTTTCTCAGGCGCCCGTCGAATCTCGGCAGGCGTCGCGCAGGTTCTTCGCCGGAAAGTTTTTCGGCGTGGTTCTGAACGGACATATCGTCACGTTCAGCCAGGGCCAGGAATATGTAGTAGATGCCGCGGCTGCGGCTGTTATTGCCGCGACGGATGCGGCGGTTGAGTGGAAGGACTGAGACCATGGCCACGGGCAGCATTTCACCCTTTTCTCCGATCGGCACCACGATGATTGCCGCCTCAACCGGCGCAGTCAGCGGCATTGTGGCGGCAGCTGAGGCTTTGCTGGTTTACAACGCCACGGCGGCGACCGCTTTCGTCGCGCTTGGCGGCACCGCCACCATCACGTCGACGCCGGTTCCGCCTGGCGGGCGACAGCTGTTCGCGTCGAATCCGTTCATCACCCGCGTGTCGGTGATGCTCGCGAGCGGTAGCGGCGATGTGTATGTCACGGCCGGCAGCGGCACGGCCTATTAAGAAAGTGGCCGCTTTTTTGAAAAAAAGCGGCGCAAAAAACTTTTGTTATGCTGGGCCGGAGGCGGTGAAATTGCACGGGCCCAAAGTTAGTAAAGTTTTTTTGCTACTTTTTGTTCACAAAAAGTAGTCCTTTTTTTCTTGCTTTTTTGAAAGCACATCATGAGCGGCAGCACCCCGGCATCGCCGAGCGACCAATACAGCAATGCGGCGTTTTCTGACGATGAGAAGACACAGATTCGCCGTTTTTGCGGTTATCCCGCTTACGGTTCTGGTCCGGCGGGATTCCAGGGCTGGCGATTTTTCCAGGCTTATGGGCTGATGGAGTTTCGCCTGAACAATTTGTCGGAGCCGGAATTTGCGGTGGTGCGTCAATATCTGGCGACGCTTTATGCGCTGGAAATGGCGATCCCGGCTGCGGGGGCGAATCTCGCCACCGATGCGGCGGCGGCGTGGCAACATAACAAGGACGAGGTGGCGCAACGTGTGGCGCTATACGACACTTGGCGGCGCAGGCTCTGCGATTTCATGGGCTTGCCTCCCGGCCCCTTTCTGCAGCCCGGCGGCAATAACATTTCAATGGTGGTGTGAGTGTCTGAAAGCGCTATCGCGGCTTCCATAAATCTTGGGTTGGTGCAGACGGCCAGCATGCTCGGCGTTCCCCATAGCTGGTATCGCCCGCAAGGAGCCGGGCCTGTCGTCGCGGCCGGCAATCTGCGCGGTACGGTGATGGCGTATGTGACCAGCACGCAAAATCTGCAGCCGCAATCGGCGGCCTGGGGGAAGGCGGATCGGTTTGCCGCCTTCGATGCGGCCGGCTTCTTGGCAGGCGATTATCTGGTGGCGAACGAGACGTATTTTCTCGCAGAGATCATGCCGCTGGCGAGCGCGTTGCGTCTTGCGTTGTGCAATGAGGTGTTTGCGTGGTCGCAGATGCAGCGTGCCGCCGTGGGCCCGGGAAACCGTGCCGGGGCGCTGATGGCGGTGCCGCAGGCGACGGGCTGGCCTGGCTGGTTGCAGCCGAGCGAGCGCCGCACGGCGCCGGACTTGCACTTGCCGGGCGATGTGGATCAGCCGAACGCGCAAATTCTGCTGCCCGCCTCGCTTCCCGGGCAGATCGCGCGTGGCGACCAGCTCACCACTGGTGAGACGCAGCCGGTGACATGGACGGTGCAGTCCGCGGTCCTTTCCGCCAATGGCTGGCAGATTACGGCGATCCACGCAGGAGCTTGAACGATGGCGACCATCGACGATGTGGAGCAGGGCGTATGCAACGCCTTGGCGGGGTTGCTGTATCCGGGCGCGCAATATCAGTTCGGGGAGGTGGGGCGTTGCGCCGCGCCGTGGCTCGGGGCGCCCGGCGCGCCGCTGCTGACGATGCAGACGCGGCTTTATATCGGCGAACCGAGCAGCAGCGAGCTTGAGGAAGACATCGCTGCGAATATCAGCAATGTCGGCGTCATGCGGATTCAGGGTACGACCCGCAATGCCACGCAGTTCCTCCCGCACTGGCAACAAGTGACCCGCGCCGCGCCGACCTTCACGGCTGCGACCGGCGGCCCCGGCGTGGTGTTCGGCGGTACGGCGGGGCCGGGCATGGTGGTGGGGGTGACCGTGGACAAGGTTTGTTATGCGCGCCGCCTTTGTGCCGCCGATACGCCCGCGCGTGTGGCGGCGGCCTTTGCGGCGATGATTCCCGGCGCGAGCGCGGCGGGCGCGGCGCTGGCCTGCGGGCTAGGCGCGGCGGCACGGGTGGTGGCGGATCAGGTCGTTTTCTATGCCACCGGCCAGCAGGAGACGGTGATTTCCGTGACCATTCTGGCGACCGCCGGGCCGGGGGAGAATGGCTATTTGAAGCGCGCTGCGCTCGGGCGCCTCGTTGCCGGGTTGAAATCGCTGCTGACGCCGGAAGGAAATCTGACGCGCTTCATCGGCCTGGCCGATGGCACCAGCGCCCGGATTCTCGCCGAAGATGAACGCGACGACGATACGCCCAGGCGCGACGATGTGTGGCGCCGCTGGCTTTCGTTCCGCTGCCTGTTCGACGAGGGCGTGCTGCAGACGCAAGCCGCCGCGCTGGCGCCGCTGCTGCTGGTGGGTACGGGCGCCGGGCGGATTTTCTGGGCCGGCGACGGGCCTGCCATGGGCGGCGTTCTGACGGATGGGGATGGCAACGTGATCGGCGATCTTTCAGGTGCGATGCTGGGAAGCTTCTCATGACCAATTCTGTTACGGTTTCAGCCAATGGGGCCGGCATGGTCGGTGCGGTGCTGGCAGTGACCGGCACGGTGTCGCCGGCGGGCGACATGGTGCAGGTGCAGCTTTCGACCAGCGCCACCACCCTGCCGACCGGCGCCTGGACGAGTGCGGCTACCGCGCATGGCGTGTTTGCGGCGAACCTGACGCCCGTGGCAGCCGGCACGTGGTATGTGTGGGCTTATGACCCCATCACCGGCGTGCAGGCTGTGAGCGGGGCCGTGCTGGTAGCCTCTCCCGCGTTGCAGACCGTGGCTGCCTTGCCCATTCCCACCGCGGTGGTGGCGAGCCTACTGGGCGGGAGCGCCGCGGGGGAGACGCCGGATGAGTTGCCGGAAGCGGCACCGCCAGCGGCCAGCGACACCGCTTTGGTGGCGCAGAGCGGCAAAGCCATTCTGGCGCAGCCTTTCAGCGCCATTGCGGAATGGCTCGCCGCGCAATTGCCGGGATTTCTAGTGCCATCGGTTTCTGTCACGGCTTCGGTCGCGCTGGAAACCGCGTCTCATAATCGGCGCATTCTGGTGGTGGCGGCGTCGGGCGTTACGTTATCGCCGTTATTGGCCTCGTTGGGCGACGGTTTCGCCTGCACGGTCATCAATGCCTCCGGAGCGGCGGTGACATTGTCCGGCATGGTTTCCAACACCGGCGCCATGCAGATCGCGGCCGGTGGCGTTGCACGCATTTATGCCTATGGCGCTGCCCCGACCGTGGTGGTGGCGCTGTGATGGGGCAGATCATCACGGCGGGGCGGTTGCTGCTGGCGCGCCCCGGCCTGGCGCTGATGGCGGCGAATGCGCCCCACGGCGGGGTGGCAAGCGGGCTCGCGAACCTGGCGCTGTTCGGCCACGGCCAGAGCAATGCTGCTTATGCCAATGATCAGGACGGGGCGCTGCTGGCCATGGCGCAAGCCATTGCGACCTATCTCGACGCCGCCGGGACGCCGGCAGGCGTCTCAAACTCTGCCTCGGATGTGAGCGGCGCGGGCGTTTATGCAGGCGTTGCCGGCTATGGCTCGTTTCTCACCTATGGCGGAGATACAGCGGCGGCGGCCAGCGCCGCCGCTTATGGCGCTGACGGGACGGCGATGCTGGGCATGATCGCGGCGTTAGCGCCGGCGGCACGTGCGGCGACGCTGGCCGGCATTCTGTATTGGGGCGAGACCGACAGCGCGCTCACCGCGTTCAGCGGCAATGGCGGTCTCGGATACGCAGACAAGCCTGTCTACAAGGCGGCGTTGTTGAACGATATCGGGCAGATCCGCGCGGCGTTCGGGAAAAGCGCGGCGGCAATGCCGTTCGGGGTGTTTGGGCCGCCTTACGGTACGCCGACGGGAGCGGCGATGGTGCGGGAAGCCTGGGTGGAGCTGGCCGCTGATCCGGCGAACAATCTGGTGTGGGCCGTGCCGCAGACTTACGATTCCATCACGCGCGGCAATAACTGGAATGCGGCAACCGGCGTCGAGACATTGGGCCTGCCCAATCCCGGCCATCGGGACGCGGCGGATAATGTGGCGTTCTATCGCCGCGGGGCGCTGGCGATGGCGCGCGCGATCCTCGCCAGCAACGGTTTGGCGGCTTCTTTGTTGCCGGCAGCGCTCGGTGCTGGGACGGGACCGCGGATTGTCGCGGCCACGCTTTCGGGCGCACGTGTGGTGCTTACCATCCAGCATGATGGCGGCACCGATCTGCTGGTTCCGGCCTTCGCCCCGCCGAATGGCGCTGACGCGCCACTGCCGGCCCAGGGCGTGGGTTTCAGCGTTATGGATGGCGGCAGCGTCACGGCCCCCGGGACGATGATCCGGGCGGTTGCTTGCACCAGGCTGGATGCGACGCATCTGCAGCTCACTTTGGCGAGCGCGCCCACCAACCAAGCGAGTGCCTGTCGCCTGTTCTATCCCTGGCCGGACGAGATGTGGGCGGACCAGCCGCTCACCGAAATCGGCCGCGGTTGCGCGGTGACCGATAATTTCGGGCAGATCGCGGTGCCGGCGGATTATGACTTGAATCAGCTTCTCGGGGCCGGCTGGCGTATGAATATGCCGTTGGGTTCGCCCGTTTCGATGACGGGGAGCGGGGCTTCGGCCAACGCCCGGTTCGGGATCGCGCTCTCTCCGGCGTGACCGCATTTTTCTGAAGTTCAAGGAATCACCATGGTTTTTGCACCTAGGCCGCCGGTGAACGAGCCCGGCGCGACGCAGTTCTCTTTCGCTGCCATCGAGGCGCTTGCGGCCGCGGCGGTGGGGGGCGCGATTGCCCTGACCAGCGTGCCGACCACCGGAACGGCCGGGACCACGTTGGCGATTGCCGGCACCGTGACGCCGGATGACAGCGCGGTGCAGGTGGGGCTCTCGACTTCCGCGACAATGGCGCCCGCCGCATGGGTGGCGGCGACGGTGACGGGCGGCACATGGAGCGCCAGCCTCAGTCCAAGCGCCGCCGGCACCTACTATGTGTGGGCTGAGCAAGCCGGCAGCACCGGCGTGCGGGTTATTTCCGCCGCCCTTACGGTTAGCGTGAGCGGTGGCGCGCCGACCATCACAAACACGTACGGGGCGACTTACACGTGGGGCATCAATCCGGCGGATGCACCGGCGGCGACCTATTCGTCGGCGACCAACGGCGCGGCCGCGGGCGGGACGCCTGCCAGCTCGATTCCCCTGCAATTCACGCTGTCTCCCGCCGACACCGCTAGCGGCGACACCGCGCATATCTTTTGGACCACGACCGCGCCCACTACCATTCCCGCCAGCGGCGAAAGCGGCGTGACCTATGGCAGCAGCGGTAATACCGCCAGCCTGATCAATAGCGGGTCGGCCGTCGCCGTGTTTGCCGCCGTCCCTAACGTTGCCGGAACATATTATCTGTCCGTCTGGCTCAAATCCGCGAACGGCGCCATGCAGGGCGGTGCCGTGCTCTCGCCGATTACGATTACCTGACCGCAAAATTTTCGGGGTCCGGGGCCTTTCGGCCCCGGCGGAGCCCGCTTTTATCCTTCCTAGCCAATAGGGAATTTGCTCATGCCGATTGTTCAAAGTGGCACGCTCAACACGACGGCGCTGATCGTGCCTGATCTTTACGTCGTGATCGTCCCGCCTTCCGTCACGCAACTGAACGGCGTGCCGACCGATGTTTTGGGCGTTGTCGGCACGGCCACATGGGGTCCGGTCGGCGTTCCCACCGTGATCGGCGACATGGCGGATTATGCCGCTTCCTTCGGCCCGGTGATGCCGCGCACTTATGACATGGGCACCGCCACGGCGATTGCCGTGCAGCAGGGCGCGCAGAATTTCCGCTGCGTGCGCGCTTCCGATGGCACCGATACCAGGGCCGCCGCGACGATCCTTTCCGCGTTGACGCTGACGGCGAAATATACCGGCACGCTCGGCAACAACATCGTGGCGACGATCTCCGCCGGATCGAAGACGAGCAGCTGGCGCATCACCATCTCCATTCCCGGCTTCACGCCGGAAGTGTTCGACAATATTCCCGGCACCGGCACGACAGTGTGGGCGAACATGGCGAACGCGATCAATAACGGCTGCAGCGCGCTGCGCGGCCCGTCGCAGATCGTGACCGCGAGCGCGACCGGAACCTCGGGCGCCATTGCCGCCGCCTACGCGTTTGCCGGCGGCACCGATGGTGTGGCGAGCATGACCGACACGCTGATGCTGGGCGTGGACACTCCGCCTTACAGCGGCATGTATGCGCTGCAGGGGCAGGGATGCGGTGTCGCCATGCTGGCGGATGTGACGACATCCACCACGTGGGCCACGCAGATCGCGTTCGCGGTGGCCGAAGGGCTTTACATCATGATGACGGATCCGCCGGGCGAGGCGCTCAGCGCCACGGGCATCACCGACGCGGTGACCAACAAGCAAACGGCC